TAAAATTCCACCACTACTTAACACCATTAATAATGGACAAGTAATAATCGTGTACTTTAAACCTTCGGAAGTCATTGCGTAAAATTTAAATGTTGCAGTTTTCATAGCGTTTATTTTTTGTGTTTGTGAATTAGTTATATGCAAATATAAATACTATTTCGTAATTACAAAACTTTTTTAACATTTTTTTTACATTTTTTGTTAATTATTTTTAAAACCCTTGATTTTACTAGGGATTTTTTACGCAAATTTTAGCCAATAAATCTAAATAGTGGCAAATGTTTGTCACAAAATAAGGGTAAATATGTTACATTCTTGTAATAGAACAAAGGTAAAATGTCAAGTTATAGCCTGAAAAAAGTTGACAAAAGTCAGGTTATAGCCATAAAAAAAGGGATGCCTTTCGACACCCCTCTAACTAAAACCTAAAAACTATGAGTTGCAAATATACTAAAATATGTGACTTAAACGTGCAACCTGACCAAATTCTTTATGATGGATAAATCCTTCAACTGCTTTCGGCGAATGTTGGTAGCCGTTTCTACTATGCCAAGAGTCTGTTCCTGATGGTGATCGTAAACTTTCAACAGTAACTCCAATGTAATCTTTACTAGTCTTATGATGGACGTGATGCGTATAAACGTACCTGTGTTTAGACAAGCTCCATTCGTTTGGAAACTCGGTAGCCATTAACAAAGGAAGGTCTGCTTGTTTTGCTCCATCTCCGTGTGTAGTACCGATTAGATTCTTTCCATATAAGTACCCCTTCCGATGAGCAATAGAGCAATCAAAAGTAATATTATCACAACCTCTAAACCAAGTTTGTATAACGTCTGCAAGAAAAAAGCCGTGCGTATAATCGTGATTGCTGGGATTGAAAGTAAAATGAACATCAGCCACAGATAACAAAGTTTCCAAGATATCAACATATAATTGTTTTGCGATTAGAAAATTAGAATACCACATTCCGTCCGTATCTTGTGGAGTTCCTGCAGTAGTTTGTCTTTTAGGAGTATCAATGTGTAAGATGTCGTTTCCTCCAATGAATAGTATTTTGTCTATGTTAAACCCTGAGCTTTTATCTAGGATTCCTTGCACCCCTTCCTTCACTCGTTTAACCGCAATCTGATTGTTGTATGTTTCACCCGTTTCAAAAGCATCGCAAAGTTTACCGATGTGAATGTCTGCAGGGTCAACTACTAATAAATGTCCGTCTGTTGATGGATTCCTAAAAATAGTTGGATATTCAGGTTTGAAATCTCGGATGTCTTGTAAGACTTGTTCCTGAAGTTCTTTGTAGTTTGTTTCCTCTGATTCTTTAAAGTTAGGGTTTTTAAAAAATAATGATGCGTTTTTAGATTTTAACCATCCGTGTTTTACATCTGTATCGTCTAAACCTAACTCGTTTGATTCTCTTTTAATAGCTCTGTACTGCTTAACTACTTCAAATTCATCTTGACTGATTCTTGGTCTGAAATTACCCATATAGTTCTATAGTTTAGTTAGAAGTCTTAACCTGCTTCGAAAGGTTTCGTTAAAGGTAAACTTCACAAGTAAGCCTAAAACGAATGCAAGTATAACTAAAAACCAACGAGTTTTATACTTTGTTATAAATTTATTTTGGTACTTGACCTTTTGAGCTTCCGCTTTGATGTATTTTGTTTTGTACTTATACTGAATACGTGTCTGAAACCTCGTAACAGGCACTTTAGAGACCTTGTAACGAACGATTGTATCTTTCTGAACAATTACCTTCTCCCAATAAATTGAGTCTCTTAAAACGTAAGGAATTGAATCTATTGTCGAAACTTGTATTGTGTCGCTAGTTTCGTCACAAACATATCCTTTTTTGATTGCACGTAGAACGTGATAATTAGCAGAACACGAACCTAAAATAATTAAGGTCGAAATGTAAAGCGATAATCGTTTAGTCTGTTTAACCATCCTGTCAAGAATTTAGCGTTTTTACCTACTCCAATTGCATAAAAGAATCTTTCTCTTTCAGCAGTTAATGCGTCAAATAGTTTCTTAGGTTCTATTGAGTTTGCAAGTAGAATCGTTTTAGCTCCTATGATTCCGTCTACTGTACATTGTAATCCACAATGATTGATAGCTACTTGTAAAGACTTAGACGCTTGTTTAACTCCACTTCCCCACGCCATACCTGTAACAAATATTGCAATGTTTTGTGAATTATAAGCGTCACCTCTAACGCCATCCCAATAACCTTTCTTGAATATGGCAAACCAATCCTCAGCGTTCATCAAATAGAAACGTGCATCGTTATCAGTTCCAAAAAAAGATACCCACGCTTTGTAAGTTATTCCTGCGTTTGTGTGATATCCCGTTTTCCCCTTGTAAGCAGTTGGACACGGATAGCTAGATGCTGAATCTGCTTTGTCTCTTGATAGTCCACCTTCCCATTTTTTGGTAAAGGCAACGTATTTTTCGATTAGTGTCATTTTAAATCTTCTAAGGTTTCTTTACTTCTTTTCGCGAACGACTTGAACTTGTCCCATACGTTGATACCTGTAACTGAGAAATAGCTTTCGTTAATACTTTTTACCTCCGTGTAAACGCAGAATGTAGTAAACGCTTTTGTCATCAGTAAATCAATTGCAATGAAGTGTCCTAAAATATCGGCTACAACGTATTTTTCTAACAGGAACACAAAAACGATAGCACCTGAGTACAAAAGTGTCTTAGAGATGGTGTGAGATAGTCTACGAGAACGAATTGATTTCCATCCAGCTTTGCGAATGCTTTTCCAAATACCGAAACACGTGTCTAAAATAATTGCTACTACTGCGATTAGAACTAGTGGAACTATTGGAGTAATCACCGTGCAAATTGAAAAAGCTATGATTGTAAGATTAGTCTTCATTAAAACGGACTTGGAGTTGGTTTCGGTTTGTACTCAATAACGTTCAAATCTTTTACCCACATCGTGTCAGGATTAATTGTGTCGTTTACTTCCTCTAGTGAAATTATCCAATCGTTGTAAAAGTCTTGAATAGGATTGTAAATAGAATCAGGTGCGTAAAATACTCCGATTAGTTCGTTTTTTTCTAATTCTGTTAATAATGCTACTTGTATCATACGTTTCTAGATAATGCAGTTTGATATGCTTGAACTCTTGTATATAGGTTTGATGCTTCGGTGTCTGTAAGTCCATCTCCGATTGAAGTAAAGGCATTTTGGTGAGGTGTAAAATCTGCAGCTAAACCTGTTGTACTATTTCTTCCTGAGCCAATAAACAGTGAGGTATTTGGTAAATTTGTAGGACTTGTATTTGTTGTTGTATTGAGTATAGCACCATTAAAATGAAGTTTTCTTAATACTGAAGATGGTACATTTCCTATTGCAAGACCTAATGTATTGCTGTTATTAGCAGCAGCAATATATGTTGGGTAAAGACCATTATTAAATAGTTTGCTAGTAACGGAAGCCCAATATTGAGATAAATTTAAGTAACCTATATTAGGTGATGTGGTATCTACTCCCATATTCCATCCACTTGTACTTGAGTTTTGAGTTCTTGAATAGTGCGAAAGGTGTAAATTGTTAATCGATGATAACACGGACGAAGGCACTAACTTCGTATCAGCATATCCATTCGTTCCATTAGGAGTAGCACCTGTACTTGAATGCGTCCATCCTCCGTTGAATACTAATCTGAAAGCAGCGTCTAAATCTCTAGGGTCTTTAAGGTTGTATTTGTGAGTTGATGCAGTTCCACCAACAAACGGGTAAATAGCTTTCATCTTCGTCCAAACTCCGTCTGTCTTTAAACCTTTAACAAGTGTATCAATTGCACTTTGTTGAGTAGCGTCTGTAATTGCAGCAGCAGTAATAAACGCCTGTGCGTCTGCGTCAGTAGTAAGTCCTACGATGTCAGTAGCACCTGCGTTAGACAATGAATGTGACTTACCCCAACTTATTGAATTATTAGCACCTTGCCCCCAACCTATTGCGTTGTTGGCAGCACCATCTCCCCATCCGTTACTATTTGCCATTTTGTTGTGTGTTTAGTTTAGCGAGAAAAACACGAAGTTTCTCCACATTAGTTTCCTTAGGTTTGTAATTACCTAGTTTAATCCGTTTTCTCATATATACCAAGATACATAATTATTCATTGAATCAGGGAATACATCGTTGTTCTTGTTTGAACGATACTCAGGAAACAAAGGTTGGTTAAATGCCATATAGTCAATAAACCTCTGTGTGTAGTTCTGAGCAATGCTTCTTTCCTTTTCTAGTAAATAGTCTACTTCGTTTTTATCTACGTTTTCTGAGTTCTCAGACGAATGTTTGTACACTCCTTTGTTTGCAATTGTGTAAGCTGCAAAAGGAAGGTATTCTACCATTCCCCAATGTATCAACATCGGCTTTACGTAAGTGGTTACCAACGTCAAATAGTTTCCTGTAAGTGTTCCTGCGATAACGTCAGCTTGTAACTTTTGGAATAGCTTTGTACCTAAGTAATTTTGAATATGAATATCTTGAGCTATCTTGATAAACTGAATGAACTTGTCCGTGTCTACGTTGCCATTTAAAGCCGTGTAACGAACGATGTCATCTCTCGTGATAAATAGTGCTTCTGCCATTAGTTAAATCTATTATTGGTTGGTAAAAAGCCTTTATTTGGCATATCTACAGGACGCATTGCAACTTGCTGAGGATTTCTAACTCGGTAACCTGCTTTCTCTGCTTTGTTTGTACTGATTGTTTTTGCATTAGGACTTAAAGGGTCTATTCCTCGTCCTTGTTCAAACGCTACGAATGTTTGACGCATCCATTTGTGATGACAAGCACCTCCACCTTTGTAAAGAAATATGTCGTATGTGTCAGCTCCTCTAGCACCCCAACCTGCGTTGACTACCTGAGAACCCATTCTAACGATGTCCTCTTTGCGATAAACTTTATTAGCGTCAACCATCTTTCTGCAAAATGGTCTTGTGTTGTCTTTTACGCCACCTTCGTAACGATATCTTGTAATGAATTTAAATCCATCAACTACTGCGTCTTGTTCTGATTTCGCTCTTGGATTAGCAGTACCTGTACTTACAAAATTGTAAATTTTAGACAATAAAGATTGTTTAGATTTGTTTGCGTTTGCAATCTCTAAGTCGATTTCATCTTCTTGGTCGTAGTCAACTTCAAATTCGTCAATTAAAACCCAATTTTCATCTACAACTTCACCACAATTAATTAACTCATCTGCAATTTCGTTGTCCATTTTGCTTAATTGAGTTGCGTCTGCTCCTGTTTCCTCAACTACTTCTTCAGCAGTTTGCGTGTTTTCAAGGTCTGTGAACTCTAAAGGTTGTAATGTTCTAAAGAATAGCTTTAAACTGATTCCGTTAAATGCTAGAATCTTATCAAATGACTCTAAGATTTCTTCTTGGAATGGTCTAATAACCATATTGTCAAACAATATTGCAGAGTTTTTAAGCTCATCTGCGTTAGCACTAAAGCCATTTGAACTAGCAACTCCAAATAACAAAGGAGAAGTTACGTTGTGACCTAGCATAATTTTACGTAAACACTCTTCACTTAGATAAGTGTAATGTTCCGGAGCGTCATTAAGTGGAATATCGTCAACAGTTGTTTTTGATTCTTGGTTGTCGTTAAATGCTACGATAACTTTTTGTCCACGTGAACCTGTCAACTTGTTCATTACTTTAGAAGTAATCATTGATTGTTGTTCTTCGGTAGGTACTCCGTTGTTAAAGTTTACAACCTTAGTTCCTGAGAATCCGTTTTGTACTTCGTTGATTAAATAATCTGCTATTTCCTCCTCCAATAGTGCATAAGGAAGTGAACCTTGATAGTCAACATAGGAATAATACTTCATACCAACCGAGTAAGGCTTAGAAAATAAGATTTCTACCTTGTCTTTTGAATATCCAAATGCAGGTATTCTTGTCGGTGAATATTTTTTAACATCTGTCCAATCGTCCGAGTAGTAGTAAGCTTCAATCTCTCCGTCTTTATTGCATTTTTCTGCACGTAATAAGTTTACAGGAATATGATAAGCCTTTAAAATTTTGTCGTGTCTGTCGTTGTAATGTACTTGAATAGCAAATTGACCTAGCATCTTTCTATCCATAACAATTTTACGGATATCATCTTTACTAAATAATGCCATCATTTGAGCGTACTCAGCAGGCTTTCTGTTAGCGTCTAATGCAGATAGTCCTTTTCCGTAAACAAGTCTCGCTATGTTGTTTATAATAGCCGAATTCGTGGTTGAGTTCGTGTATCTGTCTATCAAAAATGAATAGTAATTATTGTCCTCGCCATATTCAACCCAGTTATCACGTTTGGATTCTTGAATTGTAGGCGTTGTATAAGCACTTAGGCTTAGTATGTGTAGATTATCACTCATAAACTATGTAAGTGTTTGTGGTAGCATTAGAAGTATATTGTCCGTTGTTTACGGAGAATGTTGATATGGATTGATTTGTACAAAAGATTTTATCCTTGTGACAAATTGTTGATCCGTTAGATAATAGTAATGTATATGTGTGGTCGTTCTTTAATGCAAACGTTGCAGTAATCGTGTTTACATAGCCACCTTGAGTTGAACTTGTGATTGCAACTGTTGTAGTTACATTGGTTTCTTCGTCAGTTATTGCCATCGTTGTGTAATTCTCAAAGCGAGGAATAAACGAAAAAGTCTGAGCTGATGTAGAAGGCGTTAATACTATCATATTATTACAACGATGAATTTTTTGTTTTGTTGTAAATAAAAAAGGGGTAACCTAAGCCACCCCTTCAATTAAACTATGAAAAGAACTATGAAGTAACGATAGTTGTAGTTGCTCCAAATACTCCACCTGTACCAATTAAACCTGCTTCAGTAGTTGTATCTAAAAGATTTGCAAGAACTTTTTCAGTACCTACAAACGTCAAAGTATAACCAACCAAATCACCCATTGCCGTTCCGCTTGACACGTTAGCAGTAGTTAACTCCATTCCGTGTTCTAAACCTGCAAGGAAGAATTGGTTGTTACGTGTTTTTACGATTACGTTAGGTCGTCCGTAAGATAATAATTTAACTGTCTTGTGAGTTGCAGCATCTTGTTTTTTCAATACTACTGATAAAGTTTGCTCAACAAATGAAGTTCCGTTCTCACGTGATGTTGTGATTACTTGGTCAAATGTATTTGTTCCTTTAAGTTGGTATTTGTACAATGATGTTACGTTAGCAATAGTATCGATTGTATCTGTTCCTGTTACATAAGCAACGTCTGTTGGAAAAGAGTAATCTCCGTAATTAATAAAGTAGATAGCATCTAATCCACCTACTACGTCTTTGCAGACTTCTAGTCTACCTGTTGTTATTTCGCACATATTTATGTTTTTTTAGAGTAAATAAAAAAGGGAAGGCACTTTACCTCCCCTTTCAATTATTGTCTGTTAATATTAGTTCGCAGAGTTTGTGATTCCGTAAGAAACTAAATCTGATGCAAATCCGTATTTAGCATCTGCAGTAAATCGCATAATTACACGTACGTTTTGTGAACCATCTAAGTCACCCATATCTAAAACTTTCACTTCGTTCATATCGTTCAACAATCCTGTAGCAAAGTACAAGTTAGATTTCTGAGCAAGTAAAGCTGTGTTAGAAGCTAATCCGTTAGCTAAGAAGATACGCACTCCGTCAAAGTACAAGTCATTCAATGTTTGGTTTGTTCCTTTGTTGTCGTAACCATTTGCTCCTACGCCCGCCGCGGCGAACCCGCCAAGCGCTCTTACGTATGCACGGTAAATGTTGTTTGATACATAGATATGTAAATCTTCTTTTCCGTAGATAGAAGCAGGAGCAGCATCAACGATTTTACCTAACTCAGCGATAACGTTAGCAGCAGTAACTGTTGTACCTGCAACTTCTTGTGCAGCAGGTAAAGTAGCATCTGTAGTCAATTGTGTCATAATTCCTGCGAACTGACCTGCAGTTGCATTAACACCATTCCAAATAGATGTCTCCATTGCAGCAGCAACTTTCTCAGCAGCGTGTGCCAATAAGAAGTCTGTAAAGTTTTTCGGCATTACTTCGAATGCTGAATAACCCATAGAGATTGCTTCCCAATCAGATACGAAGTCTTTTTTACACAATTGTAAGTTAACTTGGAACTCTTCAGGTTGAAGGATTTTCTCAGTTAATGTTACTGTAGATGTAGCATCAAAATCACAAGTAGCGTTTTTAACGATATCGTCAGTTGCTACTCTTTTGATTACTTGTTTGAACTTTACGTTAGGAACGATTGTAATTCCTCCTTTGTCCAATGTTGGTGCAGACAATAAAGCTGCTGCGATGTACTTACCTGCAAACTCACCTGCGTAAGTTGTAGTAATTGATGTTGTAGTTGCCATTTTTTATAAATGTTTATTAGTTAATTATTTGTTTAATTTTTCAAAGATTGAATCGATAGTTGAACGACTTCTGTTTTTCTCAAAACGGAAAGGCTCTACTACATTCGTGTTTTCAGGATTAAAGCTAATCGGTTTAGGCTCTTCTGAAAGTTCGGTTACCTCTTCTGTAACTTCGTCAACTTTAGAAAGCAACTCCAATTGAGCTTTCAATTCAATGTTTTCTGTTTTTAATGCTTCGATTTCTGAGAAGAAAGTTTCTTTAACGATTGATTCGATAGTTTTCTTTGCAGTTGGTGCTGCAGCTTCTGCTTCAACTTCTACTTCAACTTCAGGAGCTTCTGCTTCAGGAGCAACTTCTTCAACTACTGCTTCTTTGATCTCAGCAATAATTCCTTCTACTGCTACTACTAGAATCATTCCGTTTTCTAATTCGTACTCACCAATCGGTAAAGGAATTTTTTGCTCGTCTTCTGTTACAATGAAAACTTCGTTGTCCATTTCAAATGCATCTGCTTCTAGGATTGTAGTTCCATCGATTAACTTCATTTGCTCTAATTTCACTTCCATTCCTAAAAGTGACTTAATTTTGTTAATTGTGCTATTTTTCATTTTTCTCTTCTTTTTTATATAAACTTGTTAATTCTTACTTTGTTGCATTTTTATCCGTTCTGACGGACTGTAGTTCTTACTCCTGCATTCTCAGTTATCGTAACTGAATCAATGCCTTGTACGACTCCTATTCCCTGTGCCTGTAAACTTCCATCACAACATTTAGTTGAGTATTTTCCGTTTTCACATAGACATCCTCTGCGCCCACCTTTAGGGCTAGAGTAACTTGGTGTTTTAAATTTGCTCATCTTATTGATTTTTTATTTGTTCTAATTTTCTTATTGCCCAATCAACTCCTGCATCTCCACCCCAAGCTAACCACATCAATCTTCCGCATCCATCTCCTAGATCTCTTTGTCCGTTTTCTCGTTGTCTAGCAAAACTTGCCATTCTGGAAATTGTTTCGCGACTGATTGGTTCTTTGTTTGCTAATTGATTTGCTCTTGCTTTTCCTACAGGTGTTCCACAACTTCCCCATCCGTTTTCTTCAGCATATCGTAACGCAACTTTTGCATTTTCTGATGCTTGTTCCGGATAGTCTGTGTACGTTTCTAAATCGTACTCTTCTAAAATGATTTGTTTTATTTTTTCTAGTAAGATATCATCCTCTGACATCATTGACATTTCTAACTTGTCTGCAAAGTAACCTTCGATAGAGAATCCTTTTACTTTACCTTCCTTGACATCCTGCCAAACTTCATCGTTGTTTACCTTCATTGATATCATCCAAGTTCCTTTTGGTAAATCAAATCCATAAAATCGACTTTTATCCGTTTTACTATCGTCAATGATCCAACTTTCTACGACTGACATTCCTTTGAGTTTCTTGTCGTGTTCGTAGGTAGCGTTGTTTTGATTTGAGTTCATTAAGAAAAGCTCTGATGCTTGACGTACGGTGTCCTCTGAAAAGTAAATGTAGTATTCTTCTTTTGTCTTAGGATTAACTCGGTAGATTTGCTTGTTAGGAACTAATGCAGCTCCCATAATAATCTTTTTTTCAGCGTCTACTTCTTTGAGTTCTATTTCGTGTTTTGCTAGTGCGATAAAGTTCTCTTCAATAGCAGGTGAATGAACTACAGAAACTGCGTCAATTCCGCTTAGTGAGTCCTTTTCGTCAATTACTAATTCAACTATTTTCATATTTTATAAACTTAATTATTGTACTAATGTTGCATTTTCAATCCTGTTGCGATCTAGTGATTGAGCCGTTGTCATATCACCTGAAACCACATAAGCCTTTGTTGGTTTTTGCTGAAGTTGGCTAAGTTGATTAAGTCCTGAGTTTCCAACTACGTTAAAGTTTGGTGAGATCACAGAACTACCTGAACTAGCAGGCGGTGGAGTGTCTGTTGGTGGTATGCCACTATCAAATTTAGTAGAAGATATTTTTTTCACATTTAATAATCCAGCAGTAATAGCTGCTCCCATTGCAATAAAATTAAATGGAGGAGGTGAAGATGCAAGAGCAGAGTTAGCTGCTTTATATGTATCAATTACAGCGTTGGCAATATTAATAGCTTTTTGTACTTTGAATGCATTCTCTTGTTGCTTCTTAGATTTTCCTGCAAACATTGAATTAAGATCGGCAATAATTG